GGAACGTATGGGCAGTAGAATAATCCAGCGTCATAAGGAGATGTACCCTTATAACCCATTACGTAGTACTGGTTAGCGTCTAGGTTAGCAGCGAATGGATCGATGTAGACCTTGTAGCGTCCGTTAAGTGTACCAGCGAATGTATTACCTGTGTCATCAACATTCAAGTTGCTGTTGAGTGCAGGTGTATAATCTAGTTGTCCAGCAGCAGTAAGTGCAGAAGCAACGTCAGCAGAGCAAAGGATGATGTTACCCTTTCCACGACGAGTTCTTTGTGCGATAGCGTTAGCATCACGCTCTAGTTGGAAGATCATACCTTTGAACTTCTCAACCATCCAACGACCATTACTGTCGGTGTCTAAGTCAAACGCACCTGTAGTTGCAGTGTTTGTTTGAGCACCAGGTTCAGCAGCCTTGTAGATTGTACGAACGATCTCTCTGTTGATTTCCGCAAGGATCTCAGTAGAAAGAATGTTTGCTAACTCAGCTTCTGCGTCTAGACCATGAATTGCCTTCAAGTCTTGAGCAAGTTCTAGTGAGTACTCAGCTTTCAACGCACGAGACTTAGCAGTAACGCTAACTTTCTCGATGGAGAATGCCATCTCACGGAAGTCGTTAGAAGTTGTGTTATCTCCTAACTTTTCAAGATCTTGTGTCTTGAAACCTTGTCCAACACCGTAAGCATTGTCAGAACCACCGTTCAAGATTGATGGGTTAGTACCACCTTGAGCAGTTGTACCAAAACCAACGCTTGTACCACCGTCAGTAGCTCCTGTGTAATCACCTTGATCAAGTGATGCAGCAGAGTTCTGAGCAGAGAACGCTGAATCTGGTTCGTTGAATAATGCTTCTGTTCCGTTCTGGTTGTCGTACTTAGATCTCATTGCGAAGATCAAACCAGTTGGTCCGTTCATTGGCTGAACACCAGCAAGGTCGTAAGCGACCAAGTTAGGCATTGCACGACGGATAAGGCTGATCAACACAGGATCGAAACCAGCAACAGGACCACCTGCAGCTGCACCACCACTAAAACCTGCTGTTCCAGCAGATGATGGGTCTGTGTTTACTGTAGGAGGAGCTTCTGATAAGAATGCTCTCTCCTCTCTTAAAAATCTTTCTTGGTTTTCTAGAAGTTGTGCGGTAACCGCTTTCCTATGGTTGTCCTTGATACCATCAAGTCCTTCTGCCTCTAGGAGAGGTTGCCACTTCTTCTGGAGTTGTCCAGAGTTAAACATGTGAGTTTACCTTGTAAAGTGAAAAGGTTGAAGTTAATTTATTGGAACTTATGAAGTGCCTGAAGATATGCTCCCATTGCTGGGCTTACGTCTTCGTTGATAGAAGTCTCTTCAGTGACTTCTTGGGACTCAGTTACAGGTTTCTTAGTAAAATAAGATTCCTTTAGTGTATTGAGTTTTTCCCTGTATTGTTCTTCACTCTCAAACTCAACACCTTTAGCTAGTTCAGCAAGCTTCTCCTTTTGGGATAATGCTAGACCTGCACTTGCTTCGTCAAGGATGTTGTCTGATACAGACACTGATAGTCGCTTGGTCAAAGCCACATTGCTATCAATCTGCTCATTTAGTTTATTCTCCATTTCATCTAGTTTAGTGACCATCGCCTCTAAGACATCATATTTTTCTTCAGGGATTGAAACATAATGTTCTTCAAAAAGACCTTTGAGGCCAGTCATAAAGGACTCAGAGAGTTCCCCTCTGATTCCCGACTCTACCTGAAGAGCATTCTCTTCAATCCACTCAGTCGCAACATAGTGGAGGTAGTTGTCTACTCGCTCTTGAAGTTCAGTCTTGATTGCAGCAACTGATTCTACAAGTTGCTCATCATACTTCGCCTCAAGCGATTCTTTTACGCTAACAATCTTCGACTTTACAGTCGCTTCAAAGATTGTACGTGCTTTTTCTTGGAATGTGTCAGATAGTTCTTCGCCTTCAAATAATGCTTTTACATCAGCTGTAAGGTCGATGTCTAATTCCTGAACTTCTGCTACGGTCTCGGTAGACTCTTCGGTAGATGCTTCGACTTCTTCGTTAGCACCTCTACCATAACCAGATGACTTCATGCCAACTGGTCCAAGAGGACCATCTTGCTGAACTGTACCTGCAGTCCCTTTAGTTTGTACATCGCCAGTCTGAGCAAATGCAGCATTAGGTGTTTTTAACTTGTTGCTGTTGTCAGTCGGCTTAGAATTAGTAGGTGTTGGTCCACCTAGGTCTTCTATTGCTGCGTTATCGGGTACATAATTTGGAGTGGTTGCTTTAGGTTCTGCTGGTTTAGCACCTTTAGTTACCTGGTTCTCCATCTCATGTAATTCGCTGTTAGATGCGGTCATTGTTACCAGTCCGTAGTTTATTCCTGAGAATTTCTTTTATTATTTATAGAATTATAGATCCCGTAAGAACTTAGAGAACAAAGCAAGCTTATGCTCTTCAAGTTTTCTTTGATCTACTAGAGTATTTATAGTACGTTTAATCTGTTCTGCCTGTTTTTCACGCAAAACTGCACCTTCCCATACCCATTCCTTACCTTCCATAACACCGTTTACAAATGCATCTGGTGCAGATGGATCTGCTACTATGTCAGCAGCAGTTGCAAGCATGAAGTCTTCTCCAACATAGGATACACCTTCATGTTGACTAATAGATCCCATACCCCTAGATGAAACACCTAGTTTGACACCATCAGCAAGAAGGGATTCCGCTATCTTACCCATAGGTGTTTTTAGGATCTGTGCTTTACCCATAAAATTATTACCCTCTTGTGTAAGAGAGACAATCTTATGTGACACACGGTCTAAGTTGATCTGTGGACCATCGGGGTGACCCAACTCTCCAAGAGCACGACCTTTAGATACAAACTCATCACTATATCTCTTGACTTCTTTTACCATAGTCTGAATAGGATAGCAACGCTTATTGCGATTGACTACCTCAGCCTGTAAAAATGGTCCTGAAATATACAGAGTTTTCTTGCCGTCTTTTTCCTCGGTAAGAATATCAACTGATTCAATTTCTTCTGAAATTAACTTCATCCTACTCCTACCTCGTTTAAGTGCAATGTGCATCCTGATGCTGTCTCAGGTGCTAGTCTAAAGATCACCGACTTAGATAATGTTGCAGTGCCAGTGAAATCTGCTAGTGCAGAACTGTTGGCATTGACTGTAATAGTTTGCTTATAATCATTCCACTGCTGTGGATTTGATTTAGCAGTAACTTCTACATGAGCAATAAGTGTATTCCATGCACCTACTGCTGCTCCTGTCAGTGTAACATAGTCACCGACTCGGATCTTACTATCAGTATTATCTATAGTAAGAACAGCAGATGCTGCTTTACTAATTGCTGATACTTGTGAATTAGCAGGATGTCCATATCTGTAAAGGAAGTCATCTCCCTTTGCTACATGGAATGATCCAACACCTGCTTGGTTTGCTGTATTACAAACCGCAATGTGTCCTGCTGCTTTGTCATCTGAACAAACAACATACAATATTCCAGTCTTTATAACTGAAGCACTGGTAACAGCAGATGTGGCATTTGCACTAGACAATTCACCATAGTCTGTAACTAATGATAATGGTTGTGATGCACTCATTCTTCTGTTTCCTTTGTAGGTTCTTGTTCAACTTCAGCGTTTGCTTCAGGTTGCTCCACTTCAGCTTCAGGTTCTTCTGGTTTATCACCAAAGATACCAGCAGCAACATTAGGAGTAATCTTATCAACCATGTCGGCAGACTTAGCATACGCTAAAGACTTTATAGCATCTTGGATCTCCGATGCAGGAGCATCCGCTATAATCATATCGACTAGTTCAGTTGAATCCATAATCAGTAAAAACGCTTGTATTTATTTATATCTTGGCTTTCTTGATGTTTATTTCAGGTGACTTTGCTCCATTACCAGGTGCTTCAGGTTCCTTAGGAGTTTTACCTAAGTTGGTTTTAGCACCACCACCGTTACCGTTGCCATTAGTCTGTGGCATCTCTGCTTCTATACCTGCTTGCAACATCATATTCTGTTGCTCCAATGGAAGACCTACACCTTGTGCATTCTCTTCTTCCATCTCTTGATTCATCTCTTCTATCTCGTCATCAGTCTGACGTAAGACTTTACGCTTGACATAATCTCTAGAATAGTATGTACCGATATATGGTTCAATAGCAACCATGATGTTTAGACGTTCAGTCATCAACTCATGATCTTTTAGTTCTGCAAAATGATTGTCATACACATA